CTGAAATCAGGGATTAGCGCGCGCTCGCTGAGACGAATGAGTTTCCTCATTCGGACCAACTCCACGGGGTACAACGGGTCCCGAAAGGCAACACCCACCGTAGCCATCCGCGATAGCGTCAGATGTAGAGGCGGAGGCGCTTATACTCAATAACATGAATATTAATTTTACATCACCCAAAGTAAGAGAAATCTTACAATGGACTCTGCGAAACTATTATCCAATGTTAGCCGAGTACCATGCATCCATTCTAAGTACTCATGACCGACTAGTCAAATGGTCATTGACCAGAGGACCAGTCGATGCCGCTCGAGCGGGTAAAACCACTCGATTGGCTGTCACGAAGTACCTAGCAGGGACACCTTTGGCAAGCCCAACTGGTGTCAGTATGACTCGAGAAGGACTTCCGAACATTCTCTCACGAGATGTTCAGAAGTTAATCGAAAGCCGAGATCCTAGAGGAATTTCCATGGTCCTGACTATCTTATCAGGAACTCGGATAATCCTAGGAGGATCTCCAGTCGATTACTCTCCTATCACTAATCCTTGGAAAGGAACCATCCCACGTGATGTGGAACGGTTTATTCCAAGGTTTAGTCAATGGGTTAGTAGTCAACCGATCTTAACCGATTGGAAAGAGTTTCACTTCACTGTTAAAGCGGGACCTAACGGCCCTGCTTTAGTTAACTCAGTGAGAGATGCGGAATTACTTCCGGATAACTTACTGATATCAATCTATAGACTGTCAGGAACTGGTATTATCCAGATCATTCAGAAATATAGAGAGTGGAGTGAATCTTCTTTACTAGAGTTTCTTAAAGAAATTCTCCAATGTTCGACTAAGTCGATCATTCGGAAAATTTCTATCAAGAGAGACCGAGAAGCTAAAATGCGAATTTTCGCTATTTTAGATTACTGGTCTCAGGCCTCTCTATGGACACTGCATAAGCAGTTGTTTAGACTGCTTAAGCGGGTCCCTAGAGATTTTACCTTTAATCAAGGTAAAGGCCTAACACTAGAGCTAAGCGCTGGAAGCCAGTACCACTCGTTTGATCTGTCCAATGCCACTGATCGATTTCCAATCCTATTACAGGAGAGGTTATTGGCTCAGTGGACATCCGACGATCAAGCGAGTGCGTGGAGAGAGATTATAACCGATTATGAGTTCGACTCTCCGGTTGGTCCAGTTAAATATAACTGTGGTCAACCGATAGGGGCTCACTCATCTTGGGCTATATTCACTCTCTGCCATCACCTAGTCGTACAGGCTGCAGCGGATCGAGTAGGTTTACACCCATTCGACCGGTACAGCCTGTTAGGCGATGACATCGTTATCGCCGATGACTTAGTTGCTCGAGAATATGTTAATATTCTCGAAGAACTAGACGTCCCTATCTCTCCTACCAAGACTCATACATCTTCACAGATGTTTGAGTTTGCTAAGAGGTGGATAGTAGACGGGGTGGAGGTAACTCCTTTTCCTACTGCTGCATTAGTCGCAGTGGGGGTGAAATATCACCTCCTTTACGAACTATTGAAGCAGTGTGAGGAAAGGAACCTGTTTTCCACGTGTTTACGCGGCAACCCGGTCAAGTTGCTGAACCTCTGGAGAACTTACGGTTTGGTAGGGCGTAACGCCCAAACTCACCTTAAGAAATTCAGAGTTCTAACTATATTACCAACTGGTAAAGAATCTGTAGAGGAGAGAGGGATCGCCGCGAAGGCGATCGCTTCCTTGCTATCGATTCCCGTCAGCTGTAATCTCCGTCTAACCATGCTCTCAGAAATTCTGGGAGGGATGGCAGTCGCGGCATACAGCTTTCGTATAGCTAGAACAGCAGAGTCATGTATGAAGCGGTGTGTAACCTGGATAGATATATTCAGGAAACAAACTGCTATAAACATGAATCTAAGGTCGGATGACCAGTCCGAGCTTCTCGACTTCTGGGAAAGAACAATTCCACCTATAGCTACCTTAAGCCGTAAGGCTGAGGCAGCTTTAGATTCAATTGGTCCAACCCAAATACCGGATAAGACTCAAATTTGGGACAGAGTAAATCTGACCAAAATTCTAGTCTTACCGGACGCGAGAGGTATTAACCCCTCACGATCGAGTCATCTCTATGCTGGTGCTAAGGCTACCATGGTCAAGGACCTTGAAATGACGTGGAAACGTCATCTTTTAGGTCTTAGACCTGGAGACGTAGTCCGCAGAGAGCCTAGGGAAAGAGTCACTAACGTGACTCGGGGCCCTAGAGCTAATCCACCGCGAGGT